GTTCCGGAGCCGGTGCACGACGAGTTGGCCGCCGAGCGCCTGAAGCAACAGCGTATCAAAACGGCGCAGGCCGAGCGCGAGGAAGCGCTTGCGGTGGGCCGATACATGCTAACGGAGGCCGCACGGCGTGAGATGGGGCGCGCCGTTGCAGAAGCGTTCAAGGTGATGGAGCAGGGGCTGCGCGATATGGCCAATGCCGTTTCCGCCGAGTTTTCGGTTTCTGAACGCGATGCTCAGCAGGTGTTGCAGAAGTCGTTTCGGGTGGTTCGCGCGAAGGCGGCGGAAGGCTACCGGGCGCAGGCAGAGGCAACACCCACGCTCGTCGAGGACGCCGAGGAACAGGAACTGCGGTCAGCGTCATGACAATGCTGTTCAATCCCGAGCGGCTCAAATACGAGGCGCTCTTCGAAGCCGCCACTCCGCCGCCGCCGGTCGATTATCTGGCATGGGCCAAGCAGAACATCGTCTTTTCGGAGCGAATCTCAGCATTCTCGGGTGCCTATAACGAGGCGCTGTTTCCGTTCTTCTCGGAGATTCTGCGGGCGCTTTCGCCTGAAGACCCGTGCAGCATTGTCACGCTGGGCAAGTCCGCGCAGGTTGGCGGCACGGTTCTTGCGAACATCTTCACACTCGGGACCATGGACATGGACCCGTGCGATTTCCTCTACGTCCATCCGACCGAGGAGAACGCGTCACGCTGGTCGAAGACCAAGCTGATGCCGCTCGTTCGGGAGACGAACGCAATCCGGGCGCTGTTCTCGGAAACCAGCCGCGATGGCGGGAACTCGATCCTCTACAAGGAGCGGATCGACGGTCGCGGGGCCATTCAGGCAGCAGGCGCGAACTCGCCGGCGGGCCTGTCGATGATCTCGCCGCGCAAGCAGGTTCAGGACGACCTTGCCAAATGGTCGATGAACGAGGCGGGCGACCCGGAAACACAGGCCGACAGCCGGTCGAAGGCCTTCTTCAACCGGAAGGTCTTCAAGATTTCGACGCCGCTGGTTTCGCCCGGCTGCCGGATCACGACGAACTATCACCTGGGGACACAGGAGAGTTATCACGTCCCGTGCCCGCACTGTGAAGAACTGCAGGAGCTGCGCTGGGAGAACATGCGGGATCATATCGATCCCGAGCACCCCGAGGATGCGCACTTCGTCTGCATCCATTGCGGCTGCGAGATCCGCGAACATCATCGTGCATGGATGGTGGCACCGGAGAACGGCGCGCGCTGGGTGGCAAAATACCCTGACCGGGCGCGATTCCACCGCTCGTTCCATATCTGGGTTGCCTATTCGCCGCTGGAGAGTTGGGAAGCGCTGGCGCGCGCCTGGCTGAAGGTGCAGTCGGGCGGCCCCGACGACAAGGAGAAGGGTGCGGGGGCCGAGCAGGTCTTCTACAATGACTGGCTTGGACTGCCATTCGAGGCGGACAACAAGGCAATCGACTGGGAAGACCTTCGGGACCGGGGCGAGGAAACCGGCTTTCAGCGGGGACTGATCCCCGCTGAGGCACTGGCGCTCGCCATCGGCATGGACGTACAGGGTGACCGCGTCGAGTGGCAGCTGATCGGCTATGGCCGCAATCGCTTCCCGGTGCGTAATCGACCGTGGCGTTGTCGATCACCGCGCCGGCAGCCATCTGTCGGGCTATCGCGTCCATTCCGGCCACATCAGTGAGCCGGAGGTACGCGCCGCGCTCGACCGGCTGATCAAGCGGACCTGGGCGGACGAATGGGGAAACCAGCGCTCGGCCGACATCGTTGCCATCGACGGCAACGCCTATACCGAAGATGTCTGGGGCTGGGTGCGCAAACACCCCAAGTCGCGGGTCATCATGGTGCGCGGCGACAATCGGGACACTGCGCGACTCCTGTCGCAGGTGCGCGAGTTCGACCGCAAGGGCAAGCCGAAGAAACAGAAATGGACGTCGCGGTTCTTCAACTTCAATGCCTCGATCATGAAGATCGGGCTCTACCGCGATATGAAGAAGGAAGACCCGGAGCAGGCTGGCTACATCCGGTTTGCAGTGGGGCTTGGTGATGACTTCTATCAGCAGGTCACATCGGAGATCCGGGTCGAGGAGCGGACGCGTTCGGGCCATGCGCGCTATGTCTGGAAACTGCCGTCCGGTCAGCGCAACGAAGCGCTCGACATGATGAACCAGGCGCATGCTGGGGCGATCCGGCTGGGCGTCACCTACTGGACAGACGAAGAGTGGGACATGCTCGCCGAGCGTCTGTCGAAGATGGAAAAGCCCGCACAGGGCGATCTCGAGGACCTGATCACTCCTGTTGAGAGCGAACAGCAGGCCTCATCACAAAGCAAAGAGGTGGCTTCGAAGGAAGCCTGATAGCTGCAGCCCTGCAGCGGGCCGAGCGCGCGAAGCGCCGCAACCGATAGGAACAACATGGCTTTGACCGAGGAACGGCGGGCAGCGCTTCAGGCGCAGCTCGATCAGGCCCGTGCGGCCGAGTTCAAGCTCGAGACTGGCGGCCTGCGGGCGAGCGTCTCCTATGAGGGAGAGCAGGTGACCTACTCGGCGGCGAACCGCGCTTCGCTGCGCAGCTTCATCCGCAGGCTAGAAGCGCAGCTAGGCCTGCGTCGGAGCGCACGCGCGCGCAGCAGGGGAGTGACGTTCTGATGGAACCGACCGTTTCCAGCAATGCACCGGTGCTGATGGGCGCAGACGGCGCGCCGCTCCCGGCTGCCGTGCGCAGTGCTGCCCGGGCGAAGATGACCCGCAACCGGATGATGGCGTCCACGGCCTATCAGGGTGCAGGCTACGACAATCCTTCCCTGGCCAAATGGCGTCCGCGCACATGGTCCGGTCACTCGGCCTTGCGCTGGGACCGCGGTCAGTTGGTCGACCGGCTGAACGACATCGCACGCAATGACGGCTGGGCGTCGGCCGGCGTGTCCAGGCTTGTCGACAACATCATCGGGTCGGGATGGATTCTTTCGGCAAAGCCGAACCATGCCTCGCTGAACCTCACCTATGACGAGGCGGAGGAGATTGCCGATCAGATCGAAGCGCTCTGGCGCGACTTCACGCTGGATGTCGACATGTGGTGCGATGCCGAGCGCTCGAAGAACATGGCCGGCATTCTGGGGCTGGCGGCACGCCATCGGTTCGGCGCCGACGGTGAGGCCATGGCAACGCTGATCTGGCGCGAGGATGCACCGGGTTTTCAGACGGCGGTGCAGGTCGTCGACCCGGGTCGTTGCTCGAACCCTATGGGTAGGATGGATAGCGAATTCCTACGCGACGGTGTCGAGATCGACGGATATGGCGCAGCGGTCGCCTATCACTTCCGCCGGGCGCACCCAGGCGACACGTTCTCGGGCATGCCGAACCAGTGGCAGTGGGATCGGGTGGAGCGCGAAACGGAATGGGGCCGCCCCATCGTCGTGCATGCCTTCGAGCCAGTCCGTGCCGGAATGACACGCGGCGCGTCAAGTTGGGCGCCGGTCATCCGGTCGATCAAGCAGGCCACTGACTATGAGGATTTCGAAAGTCAGGCTGCTCTGCTCAATGCGGTAATGGCTGCCTTTATCGAGACACCGTTCGATCCGGATGAGCTCATGGATTCGCTTGGCGCGGAGGGCAGTTCGGCAGTCGGCAATATGTATGGAGCGCTCGCCGAAGCGCAGAATGCCTATTACGACGCCGCTCCGATCGATCTGCCGGGAGTCCGCGTGAACACGCTGCAACCTGGCGAAACGGCGAAGTTCACCCGCCCCGAGCACCCGAACGCGAATTTTGAGGCCTTCGTGAATGCGGCGTTGCGCAAGATCGCCAGTGCTGTCGGCCTTTCCTACGAACAGCTCACGATGGACTGGTCGAAGGTCAATTATTCCTCGGCCCGCGCGGCGCTGCTCGAAGTCTGGAAGGGGCTAACCAGCCGCAAGAGCAGTTTCGCGGCACAGTTCATGGGGCGCATCTATCGGGCATTCCTAGAGGAAGTGTTCGATAAGGGGCTTGTGAAGCTCCCTGCCAATGCTGTGCCTTTCGAGGAGAACCCTGCTGCATGGTGTCACGCGGAATGGATCGGCCCCGGTCGCGGCTGGATCGATCCGCACAGGGAGGCGCAGGCGGCAGGCCTTCGCATTTCCTCCAACCTGTCGACCCTGCAGCAGGAAGCGGCCGAGCAGGGGCGCGACTGGAAAGTCAACGCCCTGCAACGGAAGCGGGAGCGGGACTTCTATTTGAGGCTCGGTCTGGATCCTGACAGTGCGCAGCCAGAGACACGCACCCAGAGCGAAACGACAACGGAAACCAAGTATCCCGACGAAGAGGTAGAGGAGGAGGTGAACGGCACACGCCAGCAGGCGCGGCGTCATCCCCTGGGCATTCCATCAATCCGGAGGAAGGCAGCATGAGCATGGCGGCGCACTATCCCGAAATTGCGGCGCGCATGTTCAACACGCCGCTCATGCTGCACGAGGGCAAGGGCAATGTGATCGCCCGTGCTTTCGGCCCGCGTGTACTGGGCATGCCCGATGCCGAAGTCGCTGTTCATGGCAGCGAGCAGTTCGGCGTAGTCGGAAACACATTACGCGATGCAGTGGATGGTTGGGGGCAGCCGATCTATCAGGGGCCGAAACGAATCTCGGATCGCATAGCTCTGATCGAGGTCGAGGGCACGCTGATCAACAAGGGTAAGTGGATCGGCAAATCTTCCGGTCAAACGACCTATGAAGCTATCGGCCTGCAGGCAGACGATTGCCGGACAGACAGCTCCATCGACGGTGTCGTGGTCGAGGTCGACAGCTTCGGGGGTGAGGTCACCGGCGCATTCGATTGCGCCGAGCGTCTATTCGAACTGTCTCAGGCAAAGCCGACAATTGCGATCCTGACCGACTATGCACTTTCGGCAGGATATCTTCTCGCCTCATCCGCGCGACAGGTTGTCCTTCCGCAGAATGGCCAGGCCGGCTCTATCGGCGTTATCTCAATGCACGTCAACGTGAGCAAATGGCTCGCCAATCAGGGCCTCGAAGTGACCATCATGAAGGCGGGTGCGCGCAAAGACGACTTCAACGCTTATGGGCCGATCCCCGATCACGTGCTCGAAGAAGCGCTCGCCGATATGGAGGCGATGCGCCGGGACTTCGCCCAGACTGTCGCGCGATACCGGGCGGGGCGTCTGAGTTTCGAAACTGCCATGGAAACCGAGGCGAAGTGCTTTCGTGGACAGACGGCGGTTGACATCGGCCTTGCCGATGCAGTGGCGCGGCCCAGCCAGGTGCTTGCAGCATTCGAAGAAGAGCTTGGCCGCGTGGCCGGCTGAAACCAGCGAAAAGGAGAAACTTATGTCGACGCTGACCAGAAGCGTCCTCGCCGCCGTGCGTGGACGCAACAAGCTGCACGCCTTGAAGATGAACCAGTCGAGGACCTCGACGACGAGACCACGGAAACCGGAACCGAGGGCGACGAGGATGAAGCGCCCGTGGCCGAAGGAGAGGATGAAGAAATCGGTGCCGAATCCGACCAGGAAGAGGAAGGTTCTGAGGACGACGATCCGAAGCCGCAGGCTTCTTCCGACCGTGTGCGTCGTGCGGAGCAGGGGCGTATTCACGCAATCCTCACGCACCCCAATGCGGATGCGAATCCGGGTCTCGCTTCCGAACTGGCCTTCGGCGAGCGCTTCTATTCCGCGAAGGAAGCGTCGGCGCTGCTCGAACATTCAAACGCCGGGACGGGAAAACTTGCCGGTCGTATGGCGGGCCGCAGCCCGAAGATCGGATCGGGCGGGGCGGTGAGCCCTGCGAGCGAGCGACAGTCCCTCGTCGCCAGCGTGAAACAGACCATCCAGTCCCTGCACGGACGCAAGCCGGAAAACGCCTAAACGCGTCCGGCCCGGCAGGGCAATTACAGAAACCGGCCCTTGGGCCAAAAAACGAGGATGACAGTTATGAACACTGCAACCTACGCGCCCAACGATCTGCTTGTCTCCGACATTCCGGTCATCACGCGCACCATCACTTTGACTGGCGGCCCCTTCGAACGTGGAACCGTGTTGGGCCGGATTACGGCCAACGACAAATACACGATCTCAGCGGCAGCAGCCGGCGATGGCTCGGAAGTCCCCGCCCTCGTGCTTGCCTACGATGCGGATGGTTCGGGTGGCGATATCGAGGTCGCCGCCTACGCCTCCGCCGGCCTGGACGCCAGCAAGCTCGTCTTTGGTGCCGGCCACGATGCAGACACTGTCGAGGCGGCGTTCCGTGCGGCGGATTCATCCCTTGTCGTGCGCAAACTCGCCTGATCTCAATCATTCATCTGTCTGACGGTCGCGGCCGAGCGGACACAGGGCTCGAACCAGAAAGGTCTCTCCCATGAGCAACATTCTTCTCAATACCGCGGAACTGGTCGCCGTTCTTCCGCCGCGCGACCGTCCCGAGGCATTCCTGCGCAGCACCATGTTCAGTACCGTGGTGCTCTCTGATCTGGAGGAAATCGTCTTTGACAAGATCCTTCCTGATCGTGAACTGGCGCCCTTCGTTCACCCCGATGTGCCAGGAAAGGACTCGGCCAATCGTGGTTTCAAGGCCACCAGCTTCACACCGGCCTATGTGAAGCCGCAGAACACGCTGCGTCCGCGCCAGAACATGATCAGAATCCCGGGCGAGCGAATGGCCGGTGAGATGACGCCGGCACAGCGTTATGCCTACAATCTTGCCATGCTGATCGATGATCAGGATCTGCGCATCACGCGGCGCGAAGAGGCGATGTGCAGCCAGGCGCTGCGGACCGGTACAGTGATCGTCGAAGGTGAAGATTACCCGACGCAGACGGTCGATTTCGGGCGTGATCCTGCATTGAGCATTGCGCTTGCCGCAGCGGCCCGTTGGGGGGAGGCTGGCGTTGACCCTTATGACGACATCGAGGCATGGGTGCAGCTTCTGGCCGACACCGACGGATTTACCGCGCGCACAGTGTTGCTTGGGCCGGGCGCGGCTGGCCTTCTGAAGAAGTCCGAGCGTTTCCTCGCCGCGCTCGACAATCGCCGGCAGGATGGAGGAAAGTTCCAGCTCGGCCCGGTCTCGACCGGTGCAGAAGGCGTCTACCACACCGTTCTCGGCACGATTGGCCAGCTGACCTTTGTTCAGTATTCGCAGCCCTACACGGTGGGCGGCGTGAAGAACAATTTCTGGCCGAGCTATGGCGTCGGCATCTTCGATCCGTTCGGCTTCAACGGCCATTTCGCCTATGGCGCGATCCTCGACAACGAGGCGCTCCTGGCGATGGAGCGCTTTCCCGATATGTGGCCGGAGAAGAATCCGAGCCGCACGATCGTTCAGACGCAGGCAGCGCCGCTGCCGATCATGCCTGAACCCAATGCATCCCTGTTCGCGCTGGTGCGCTGATCCGCGTGCCGCCTTCAACCCTCCGCCGTTGCCCCTGTGGTGCTTCGGCGGAGGGCTGCGGGAGGTCCGCAATAGAGCCAAGGAGAAATCACATGTCGAAAACGCATCGTTTCAACACCACGGTAAGCCTCGGTGCAAAGTCCTTTCCGCCCGGCGCAGACGTGCCGCTTGGCGGCAAGAATGGCCTGTCTCCCGAGGAGGTCTCGAAACTCGAGAATGAGTTCGGTGTCTGGAAGGGCGGTGAGAACGCCGCCAGGCCGGACAGGCAGGCGGCACTCGTGAATGCCGCTCTGGAAAAAGAGGCGGAAATGCTCGCCCACAGGGTCGAGGAGCAGCAGAAGAAGCTTGTCGAAACTGCGGGCGAGCGTGACGCGCTTGCCAGCGAAAAAACGGCACTCGCTGCCCGGGTGGAAGAACTGGAGCGGCTGCACAGCGAAGCCTCTGCGGAGAGGGACGCCTTTGCCGAGGACAACCAGTTGCTGGCTGATCGCGTGAAGGAACTGGAAGCTGCGACGGCGGGCGAAGGTGGAGGCGGCAATGGTGAAAAAGCCTGACACCGAAACGGGCCGCTGGCCCGTTGCCGTTCGGGACCAGGGCGGCAAGCGCGTCGCGCCTGGAAAACCGGCGACCGTGACCACGGAAAAGGCTGCCGAGTTTGATGCGCGGTTCGGGCGCCTTCCGGAGGCGGTGCCGCCGGCTGCGTCACGCGAAGCCGCTCAGAAGTCGGAGTAGCTATGACAATCCCTCCGAATTCTGTTTTTACCGGCATGCCGGCTGCGTTTCTCGACGCACTTGGCGAAACGGGTGAAGTCACCATTGGAGGTGTGCCTCTGGACGATCCGGTTCGTGTCATCATTCGCGGGCCGTTCGGGGAGGTCGCCGGCGGGGCCGGGTATGGCGAACCGGGTGTCAATGGAATGACGCCCAGGGCATCGTTTGCGGAAGCGGACGTCCCGAACATCTCCGATGGTGACAAGCTCACCTTCAGGGGCGTCACCTGGACGGTTCGGGAACCTTTGCCGGATGGTCGCGGCATGGTGCGCTGCGAGCTGGAGCGTGCCTGATGCTGCACGTCCGGACGCTCATTCGCAACAGCGTGCTGGCAATCCTTCAACAGTCGGCGCCGCACGGCTGGACGGTGCGCAAGTCCGACGGCCGCCCAGTTCCGGACATCTCGGAATGCCCATGCATCATGCCCACCATACCCAGCGAGCCCGTCAGCCGGGGCGCGCAGCGCAAACGACGGGAACCACGCCTCACCGTCACGGCCTATGTCGCCGCAGCAGCCAATGGCGACGACGTCTGCGACGAAGCATCTGTCTGGATCGAGGCGGCGCTTGACTCTGATCCGACGCTTGGCGGCGTCTGTCAGGACTGCACGCATATCGAAACGACCATCACGCCGCATCCCGGTGGAGAACTGCCGGTGTGGGAACTCTCGCTCGACTACAACCTGCGGGTCTCCTGATCCCGCCATTGCCAAGGAGCAACAGCCATGTCGACACAGCTCGGCCGCCTATTGATCATCCGGCGCCCCACGGGGCAGCCTGCACCCGCTGATTGGGAGAATGTCTGTGGCATCAACACGACGAACTTCCGTATTCTGAACGACATCATCGAATCGAAGCGCGCCGATTGCACGGACCGTGCAAAGCCGCCGATCCGCGTCCGCAAGTACGGGGGCAAGGACGTGAACTTTTCCGGTTCCGGTATCTTCGACGATGATGTTGCGGGCAAGCTGCTCGCCGACGCTGCCGTCAACCAGACGGAACTGACCGGCTACAGCGTCTTCGTTCCAGGCTATGGCGAATTCGTCGGCGACTGGCTGATCTCGAATTTCGAGTTCTCCGGCGACCTCGACAACGACATGAACTTTTCGTGCGAGGTGCAGGCCTCGGGCGAAATCGCCTATACGGCCGTCTGATGATTGCGCCGAACGCATGGCGGGGCGAGCGCGAGCTTGCCTTGCCCGGGGCCGCCACGGTTCTTGTCGCGGCATCACTCGATCACATCGCCCGCCTCATGGCCGAGACGAAATCTGAGACTTGAGGGGCTACAGGAGGCGCTTCGGGCGCGAAAGCCTGAAACGCTCCGCAATGCGCTCGCCATTCTCGTAGGTGAGGAAAAGGCCGCAAGCCTTTGGCCGCATGTCAATGGCGCGACCGGGCTCACCCGTGTCTATGCATCGATCTCGGGCGCGGTGTCGGGATTGACGCCGGCTGAGGAAGACGAAGCAAAAAAAGCCCAGGCCGAAAGCGAAAGGGAACTGCAGGCGATGGCGCTCGGTCTGCTGGCACGCGCGATCGGCCAATCGAGCGCCTCCCCTTCGGAGAGTGGATGAATTTCGCCGGTGGCGTCCTTCATTGGACCGAGGATGAGTTCTGGCAGACGGGTTTCGCATACTTCCGCGCCGCCTGGGAAGGTTGGGCCATATCCACCGGGGCGAAGAAGTCAGCAATCCAGCCTCCGACGCGGGAGGCCTACGAAGCAGCCAAAGCCGCATTGGCCGATCGTGACCGGAAACGAATGAACAAGGGCAAGGGCATTGAGCAGAGATGATCTCCGATACAGGATCGGAGGCGATACGAGCGGTATCGACTCCGCCTGGGCCAAGATCCGCCGTGATGCGCAGTCGACAGGTGCGAGCATCGGCAGCGCGATGGGGCGTGCCCGTTCCGGTGTGGAGACCGTCATGGCGCCCTTGCGCGCCATGCCCGCTCTGTTCGCCGCCGTGGGTGCCACGGCTGTCGTCGCGAAGGTCCGACAGACCGCTGAAGCAGTTGCCGATATTGGTCGACAGGCCAAACAGGCCGGCGTCGATGTGGAATCGTTTCAGGAACTGAAATTCGTCGCCGAGCAGAACCGCATCGGTGTCGACATTCTCACCGATGGCCTGAAGGAACTGAACCTGCGTGCAGACGAGTTTGTGGCCACGGGCGGCGGATCGGCAGCGGAAGCCTTCGGGCGCCTCGGTTTTTCATCAGAGGAGTTGTCGCGCAAGCTGAAAAATCCATCCGCCCTCCTGACCGAGATTATCGGCAAGCTGGAGCAGTTCGACCAGGCCGCCCGCATTCGCATTTCAGATGAATTGTTCGGCGGATCGGCCGGCGAGCGGTTCGTCGAGCTTATCGACGAAGGCGAACAGGGAATTCGCGACCAAATTGCGGCCGCGCGAGATCTTGGACTCGTGATGGATGCGGAGATGATCCGAAAGGCCGAGGATGTAGATCGGAAGTTCAACGTCATCACGACGACGATCGGCACCGCCATGAAGCGGGCGATCGTCGATGCGACCAGCGCCTGGTTCACGTTCCTCGACAGCTACAACTCTTTTGAGAAACAACAGACCGGAACATTGTTGTCCACGAGAGCAGACAAGGATGCCGAGTTGCGCTCATTGGATGAAGAACTCCAGCGATGGCGTCGCAATCTCGCGACCGTAGAGGGCGCATATGCTGATGCTAGGCGTCGCGGCACCGAGGACTATATCGAAGGTCTTGAGGATAAGCGCCGCAAGTTGGTCGATGAAATCGCCGTAATCCAAGATCAGCTTGATCGTAGAAACGGCTACTCTGAAGATTTTCAATACGGTCCAGACCAGGGTGAATCAGGCAGAAGAATTGACACCTCTGTCGACTACATCCGCCAGTATCGTGACGAACTCGCGCTATCCAACCGCGAGCGCGCCATTGCCGCCGAGACGCAGCGGATCCTCAATGATGCGTCGTCGCAGGGCGCGGCGCTGACCGAAGCGCAGGCGCGCGAACTTGCCGAAATGACCGTCGCCCGGCGCGAATCCGAGCGCTCTGCGTCCGGGGCCGCCAAGGCGAGCGACAAGGAAGCCGAGGCAATCAGCCGGGTGATCTCCGAACTGGAGCATGAGCTTTCGCTGATGGGCAAGAGCGATGTGCAGAAGCGAATTTCGAATGAACTGCGCAACGCCGGTGCCGAGGCTGCCTCGCGTGAGGGCGAACGCATTGCAGCACTTGTAACGGCAATCGAGGCGCAGCGCGCCGCGGAGGAACAGCTGAAGGCAGCGCAGGAAGCGCGAACGCAATCCCTGGAGTACCTGTTCCAGTCGGGATCGGATGCGCTGCTGGCGATGATCGACAATTCCGGCCGGGCGGAAGATGCCGTCAAACGGCTGGCAATCCAGCTCGCATTCGCGGCAGCCCAGGCAGCCCTTCTCGGAACGGGACCGCTTGCGGGCCTGTTTGGTGGGGGCGGGGGGCTGTTCGGAGGCGGGTTCTCTGATCCGTGGGCGGGATTACGGACTGTGACAGGGTTCGACACGGGTGGTTTCACCGGTAGCGGCGACCGCTCGAAGGTGGCGGGTGTCGTGCACAATGAGGAATTCGTCGTGCGCGCCGGCCCGGCAGAGCAGTATCGCCCCATGCTTGAAGCCATGAATGCCGGCCGCAGCATCGGATTGTTCTCCATGCCTCAGCGCATGGCCTCGGCCGGCCGCGAAAACGCCGGCGAGATCACCCTACACATCATCGGAGAAGAGGGGCCGATGTTTCGTCCGACCATTCGTGCTGAAAGCGAGGACGTGGCGGTCAGGATCAGCGAAGCGTCCATTGGCCGGTTCGATGCAACCCTTCCCGATCGTGTTCAGGCAATCAGCAACGATCCGAGGGCGCGGGGCTGATGGCGTTCAATTTTCCCCTTTCGCTTGCAGAGTTTCAGGACGCAATCAACGTTGCTGCTGCGCCATTCCGGCTCCAGCGCTTCGAGGAACTGTCCGGCCTGGGCAGTGGCCAGTTCCTTTCCGGCGAACTGGCCCCGCCACTCTGGTCGGCCTCCGTCCGGCTCTTTTCGGCCTTTCATGACGACGGCCTCGAAACCCAGGCGCTGATCGATACCCTCGACGGTTCTCTGCACTCATTCCTTTTCTATGATCCGCGCACTGCCTTTCCGCGTCTCGATCCCAAGGGTCTGCTGATCAGTGGTGCGACGCCGACCGTTCTGTCGATCGAGGCGGACAACAAGTCGATGCGGCTTGCCGGATTGCCCGCGGGATATCAGCTGTCCCGTGGCGACATGCTCGCCTTTGAATATGGTGCGGGTCCAGTGCGCCGGACGCTACACAGGATCTCGGAACCGGTGGCGGCGGACGCGGCGGGAGAAACCCCGGTGTTCGAAGTGAGGCCGCATTTCGAGCCGGGAGGCGTGGCCGGAGGACCGGTCGAACTCGTGAAGCCCGCCGCCTTCATGCGGATCGTTCCCCAAAGTCTCACGGTTGGAGAGGTCGACGACTTCGGCTCGGTGTCGATTGGGTTCTCCATTCTCCAGCGTCTTCACCCCTAAAGCCTGAGAGCATCATGGTTCGATCTGTTGATACCGCGACCGCTGCCGAACTCCAGGCGCGCGATGGGCTGATTTTTCGCGACCTCGTCTGGATCACTGCGAAGAATCGAAGCAACGGCGCGCCCGAGACCATCGGACTCTGGACTGGCCGCGAGCATACCGACATTGCGGTCATAGCAGGTGCAACAGGCGCGCCCGTGACCAGAACCTATTATGGAATGGGTGGGCTGTTGAATGTCCCGCCAATTCCGCTCGTTTCCGATCTCACGGTCCGGCGCGTCACGCTTGTGTTCAGCCAGCTGGACCCGGCGATCGAACAGGCGGTTCGCGGCTACGATCCGCGCAACGGTCAGGTCGAGATCCATCGCCTCTATCTGAACCGTGAAACGCGCATGCCGATTGCGCCTGCCGTCCCGCGCTTCCTCGGCTTTATCAATGGCACGCCGATCAACACGCCAAAGGCCAACTCCGAAGGGAGTATCCGTCTGGAGATCGTATCGCATACACGCATCCTGACCCGGAAAGTGCCGTCCCGGAAGTCGGATGAATATCAGCGTCAGCGACAGGGTGACCGGTTCTACAAATACACGGACGTGGCCAACCAGTGGGAGCTTGCCTGGGGCGAGGAATCGGGGCCGATCGGATGAAGCGCCTTTCTTTCTGGCGCGCCGCGCTGGGCGCCTACATCAACGAGGTGAAGGGACACCCGTTCGAATGGGGTGTGTTCGATTGCGCCTGTTTGCTGCCGGTGCCGTCACCGCCATGACCGGGGTCGACTTCGCCACCGACTATCGCGGATCCTATTCCACCCTGAAAGGCGGCCTGCGCCTCCTGAAGGCAAGAGGGTTCGAAACGCATGCGGATCTTGCGGCGGCGCACCTGACGGAAATTCACCCTTCTCACGCGCAGGTGGGGGACATTGCGGCGGTTTCGGTCGATGACGCCGGGCTGTTCGCGCTTGGTGTCGTGCAGGGCGCGCGGGTCATCTTTCTGAAGCCGGAGGGTGGTCTCGGCACGATGGACCTCCTTGGTGCTGAACGGGCATTTCGGGTCTGAACCATGCTTAACCTGATCTTCTGGACCGCCTGGTTTTTCCTGGCATCCACTTCCTTTGCGCTTGCAGGTCCTGTCGCAGCGCTTGTCGGTCTGCTCACATCGACGGCGATCGGCAAACTGATCCTCACCGTTGCGCTGAAGATCGGACTGTCCCTCCTTCAGCGCATCCTGACGGATAATGAAGAGCCGCAGCAACCCGGCATCAAGACAAGCATCGGCCTTGGCGGCGACAAGTCGATGTCCTTCATCGTCGGCACCTATGCCACTGCGGGGCATCTCGTTTATGCGAACACATGGGGCAAGGTCCGATCGACGCCGAACGCCGGTATCGCCCAGGTGATAAGCGTCTCCGATCTGCCGGTGTCCGGTATTTCGAATGAGGTCTGGATGCGCGGCCGCAAGATCAACCGCGATCCCGGCCTTGGTGACAGGCCCGGGTCTCTCGCCTGGTTCGGGTCGGGAAGCTATCCATTCACCGAATTTACCCATGGTGATCATCCCGGCATATACTGGCTGTTCGCCAAATATGTTGCGGGTGGCAGCGACACGCCGGACCCGACCCTGCTGTCGACCTTTGGCGCTGCCGGAGACCGGGCGTGGGACAATGGCATGATTGGCCGCGGGGTCGCCCATGTCATTTTCACTGCCGAGTTCAATCGTGACCTGTTTCGCGGTGTTCCGGAAGCGATCTGGCAGGTATCCGGCCTGCCGCTCTACGATCCGAGGAAGGACAGTTCGGTCGGTGGGGCGGGAATCCAGCGCTGGGGGGAGGCGGACACCTACGCCTTCTCAGACAACCCGGCGGTGATCATCTTCAACATTCTGCGCGGCATTCACTTCGAAGGCGAGCTTGTCTTCGGTGGTGGCATTCCGGCAAGCAGGCTGCCGCTTTCGTCATGGTTTGCTGCCATGAACGAGTGCGACATGCTGGTTGACGGCGAGCGGCAGTTCCGGTGCGGTTATGAGATCAAGCCATTCGAGCAGTCTCCCCTGGCTGTCATCGAGGAACTGCTGAAATCCTGCAATGGGCGCATGGCGGAAATCGGCGGTGTCTACAAAATTCATGTCGGCGCCCCGGCGCTGCCCTCATACTTCTTCACCGACGAAAGCATTGCGATCACGGAAGACCAGTCGTGCGATCCGTTCCCGGGCCTTGAGCAGACCTACAACGGTGTGAGCGCGACCTATCCGGAGCCTGAGACAGCATGGTCCATGAAGGATGCGCCTCTCCGGATTTCGCAGGACTACGTCGATGCGGATGACGGGCGTGAACTGATCGCCTCTGTCGAGTTCAACGCCGTACCGTTTCCCATTCAGGTGCAGAGACTGCAAAAGGCCCTGATGGAGGACAACAGGCGGTTCCGTCGTCATCGTCACACGCTGCCGCCCGAAGCGTGGTTGCTGGAGCCACTGGACACTGCTGCGTGGACAAGTGCACGCAACGGCTATGTCGACAAGCTGTTCCTGATCTCTTCGATGGACGATCTGGAAAACTCCAATCAGGCCGTTTCCATTCAGGAAATTGACCCGAGCGACTACGCCTGGACACCGGCAACCGACGAGCTTCCTTACTCCATCGGGCCGATGGGGCCGATCGAACCCGCACCGCAGGTCATCTACGACTGGACGGCGGATCCTGCGACTGTTCCCGATAATGATGGCAAGCCGCGTCGCCCGGCGATCCTGCTTGGCTGGTATGGCGACATACAGGACACGAAGGGTGTCGAGTTCGAGGTGCGCCTGGCGACCACAGGGGAAACAGTCTATCGCGGTCGCACCGATCAGGTGCTCGTTGGACAGTTGCTCATTTCGCAGGGACTGCTGCCCGCGATGGATTATGAGGTCAGGGGCCGTTACCTGCCATATTCCAATCGGCGATCCCTGTGGTCTGGCTGGCTGGCCGTCCGCACGCCGAATGTGAAGTTCGACGTCTATCTCGACCTGGATTTCGATAGCCTGAATGAAGCGATCGGCGATCGGACCGAGTTTGTCGAGTACAACACCCGCGAGACGATTGAGCGGGCGCTCGACAATGCCACAAAGGATATGGGGGACTTCGACCAGCAATACGGGCAGGTCCAGCGCTTACGGCGTGAAGCGGCCGTCAGCTATGCGAACCTGACGGCCTCCTATCAGGAAGCCGTCCTCGTCGTTGCAAACGAAACCAGCGCGCTTGCTCAGCGACTGGAAATTCTGGAAGTGACGATCGACGAGGATATCGCTGAGGCTGTCGATCTGCTCACCACCGAGATTGAGATTATCGACGGCAGGTGGTCGCCTTGTCCGATGCGATCACCCAGGTCAGCACAAAGGTCGATGATGTTTCTGCCAACGGAACGTTCCGCGTTCAGGCGGGGGCGTCGCCAGGCGGTGGATGGGCGCGTGCCGTATTGCAGGTGAGTGCGGACGATGGAGTGACCTTCGAGCAGGCGTCAATCTATCTCGACGCGCGAACCAGTGGATCGCCGCGGAGCCGTGTCGTGCTCGATGCCGAGACGCTTTATTTTGGTGACCTTGGCAGCGGCAGCATCGTCAATCCGCTGATCTATTCCGCCGGAGTCTGGCGCATGAACGTCGCGAACATCGGGACAGTGAACTCGGGGCTGGTCCAGAGCAACGATGGCAAGATGCGCATTGAACTGGACAACAATCGCATTCTGGTGGCCGACTGATGGCGAACAGAGTTGTTATTGGGGCGTTTGACGGCACCTATGTCCTGCGCACGTCACAGCCGGGCAATGATGTTCTGAACACCGGCCTGGCGCCCAATCAGTTGTCGTTCGACAGCCGCTGGAGCGAGATCGGCAACTGGATCACATCCGATCGCTTTGTCTGGGGTAGCGGTGAAACCTTCAAAACAATCACCTACGGACAAACCTTCAGCAGTCCGCCCTCCGTACTTGCCTGGGTTTCTGGAGAATCGAACGATCTTTCCCAGTGGTGGATGGCAACGCGCACAAACTACAACTGGCACGCGCTCGGCTTAAGGATACGCAATGATCAATTCACGATTGAGCGGCACATGAATTCCTTCCCCGGCACGAGAACCGTCTTCTACATCGTCTTGCGGAACAACTATGGTTAATCGCGTTCTTCTTGGCCCGAAAGGCGGCGCTCAAGGGCTGTATATATCAAAGCCCGGGCATGATGTTGTCACGACCGGCGAAAGCAATCTGCTCTTTTCGTCTGACTGGAGTTCTCTTCAGGTGGTGCAGACGGGCACGCTTAGCGTCCCGAACGGCGGCAGTGCATCATTCTCCATTCCGGTCGATCTGGGCTTCAGGCCGGCAATCATGCTGGTGCCTGAGTTCGAACTGTTTCTGGGGCCGGGATTGAACATCATTTCGGAGATGGATGCGCACGTCACATACCACTCCAACACAAGCTTTTCTGCGCATGTGTGGACGAAGAACATCGGCTACACCGGCAAGACCTTCTATGCCGTGTTCAAGGTGAATCTTGATGGTTAATCGGGTGCTTCTCGATAAGAACGGGCTGTTCGTGAGCAAGCCCGGTGTGGACGTTATAACAGCGCAGCCAAAAGACCTTCATTTTAGTTCCGATTACGGCACACTCAATCTCTTGATGCGCGGCGTGCTCAATCTTCCGGCGACACCGAAGGGCTATCCCGCGCCAGGGAACGGCCATCAAGTGAGAACCGTCAATTTCGGTAAGACGTTTTCAGCGCGACCACCAGTGTTCTTCGCTGTTCGCCGCACAGTTACGTCCAACCCGAAGCAATGGAATGAGCACATTGGAAGCCATGTTGAGTTTATTTACGAAGGGTCGAATAGAATACCTTGGTATGGTGCGAATGTTTTCAATAATCGCTTTGTGTTTCAAGTGAATTATCATAGCGAAGCTTTTCTGAACGGCCCGTGGGAAGTTTTCTATATCATTTGGGATTATGATTTATGACCATAGAAAGCACTGCAGCGTCCAGCGATGACATCAAGGCGCTGATCGCGCACCTCTGACCACACCACAACGCACTCCCACAAGACCGGATACTCCATGACTGACCAGCCGAAAAAGCAGGTCAGCCCGATGGCTGCTGCCGTCGAGGCGACCGCGCTCAACGACTATTACCGCAATCGCTGTCTGATGCTTGTCGACGCGCTGGAGCGCGCGCGGCAGGAGCGGGAGGCCATGCAGGTGGAGCTCGACAGCCTGACGAAGATCAATGGCCAGCTACAGGACGCTGCGACCGAGGGCGGCGCCAAGGCCGAACAGAAGGATGCCGAGAATGGCGGGTAACCTTTACGAGCAGGGCTACTATGAAACCGGCACCGCATCGGTGACTCAGGGCCAAACCGTTGTCACGGGGCAAGGCACGGCCTGGTCGCAGATCGTGCGGCCGGCGGATGATTTCGGCAAGCATGTCGCATGCCGATCCCGATCGCTTCCGTCGACAGCGACACGCAGATCACGCTGGCCTATCCATGGCCGGGGCCGACGCAGGCAGCCGCACCGTATCGCGTGACCTTCACGCCGTATCACGTTGCCTATCGGCAGGCGTTGCAGGAAATCGGTCAGATGCTCTCCAGCGGCAACGTGTCGGCACTGGCGGGACTGGTTGGGGCGGCAAACAAGATTCCGATTTTCACCGGCCCCGGTGCGCTAGAGGTGATCGCCAAGCAGGACCTGGTCAACGGCGTTCGTTTCGATGTTCAGGTGGCTGATCTTGCGGGCCGCGCTGCGTATGACAACCAAGCGGCGGGCTTCACCGTTCTCGTTGCCGATGTCGGCGACGGCCGATCGGCTATCTACACCAAGGATAGTGTCGCAGCAGCGGACTGGAGCGACCCCGCTTACGTCACCGGTCCGACCGGGGCGACTGGTTCGCCATGGGATGACTGGCAGGGTGCCTGGCTACCGCCACGGCTTACGACAAACTTTCCGGAGTAGAGAACAACGGCTCGTCCTATATCTGCACCACGGCGCATACGTCCGACGCTGCAAGCGAACCGGGCGTCGGTGCTTCATGGCAGACCTATTGGGATGTGGTCGCAGCGAAAGGTCTGGATGGTGACATCGTCGGCCCGAACGGTGCGACCGACGGCAATGTCGCTCTGTTTGATGGCACCACCGGCAAGCTGCTGAAAGAGGGTGGAGCGCTTGGAAGCGCAGCCTTTGCGGCAACTGGTGATTTCGCCACGGCTGCGGAAGGCGTACTCGCGCAAAATGCGGAGCCGGCGTTAGGCTTCACGCCAGTCAATAGGGCCGGCGACACAATGACAGGAAAGCTCAATAGGGCGTCACAACCTTATATAAACTGCACACCCGCAGGGGGAGGGAGTGGATACCGCTCTCTAGTCATACAACAGAACTCCGGATTTTCTTTGTCTGGCGACAGTCTCCACGTAGTGATCCCCGAAAACGGGCGGTATCGCATATCGATAATGGGCATGCAGAGCGGCACAGGCGATTTTCGCATTCCGATTACAATAAATGGGGTCGCTGGTCTCCCAAGCATCAGGACGCTGGGCACAGAATCGACCGGTTCTATGAGCCTAGTAAGGCAATTGTCGGCGGGCGATATAGTTAGCTTCAATGTCACCATGGGCACAAACCACCCGGACGGAAGTTTCCAAAACCTAACAGTGGAGATGATATGATCATGTCGATAATCTCGATTGAAATCAGCGATGCCGATGCGGCCAGAATTTCGTACAGAGCAAAATCTGCTGATGATTGGATCACGAACGCGACCCTGGGATGTGCCGCTTTGGGGCAAACCGAAATTGAGGCCACTGCCGAGTGGATGCAGGCGATGATTTCGTTCTCACAGATGGGCGGAGATATCACGGACAAGGATGCGGTGCTGCTCCACGGATTTCAGGCCGGCATCATTCTGCCGGCTGAGGCCCGCTATAACCAGCACAGCATTGATGGCTCATAGAAATGCGCATCCACCAGTAGAACAACCGTGATCCCTGCCAACATCTGAGGTGGCAGGTTTACGCCATGAGCGCCAACGAGCGAATTGTTGGGGTTCACACCTTAAGGCTTGGGGCGCTCAAGGGGAGAAAGCTCGCTCGCTGGCAACCAAAGGTAGTTTTTCAGGCTGAGCTCGGCATTGGTGCGATGACGTAGGTCGGCCGACGCTTCGGAGGGCGGCTCGTCAGCGCCGGCCTAGCGAACCTCGCCAGGTCCGCCGCGCTTATAGATGCCGGGATTCGCGAACGCTCTTCCAATAACGATCCGTTACGCACTGCAACAAGTGCGTTTCGATCTTTGGGAGCATGCTGGCGCGCGGGGCTTACGCGTTGGACAATGGCTTCATGCCAGACATGGCACGCGCCAACGGTAGCATGTTTCCGCATGTCGATTACCAAGGGGTAAAGGTGCTGGCGAGCCAGATGGGGGAGGGTGGGATCTGTTGCCCGACGTCAAAGAGAATCGGGCACCCGCCAGCGTTCGCAACCTAGATCACCGTGAACGAAAGAAAACCCCTGCCGGCTGCGACGGGTCTGACATCAAACCGGCAGGGGCTGCCCCCCAACAGGACACTCCGGGCTTAACACTGAATAACGGAACCTGAAACCCATGCTTCCCCGCGCCCACCGGCGCGGCGCTTTCGCATGGGCTCATCATCAGAAAGGAAACGATATGGATCGCACCGTGCCCACCGGCGCGGCGCTGCTGCTTGCATTCGTCTATGAGACGGAAACCAGCCGCACGCCGCCTGAATGCTATGAAGTGATCTATGGCCACCGACAGGATCGATTATCGAAGCCGCTCACCCGAATGACTGTGGACGAGGTGATTGCAGCGCAGCGCGCCTGGTCGCGCAGTCATGGATCGTCAGCGGCCGGTGCGCCGCAGTTCATTCGCAAAACGCTGATCGGGCTCAAGGAAGAGCTTGGTCTGCGCGGCTCCCAGATACTCGATGCGAACCTGCAGGACAGGCTTGCCTATCACCTGCTGATCCGCCGCGGCTATCACCAGTTCGTCAATGGCGAGATCGATCGCACCGAGTTCGGCCGGCGCCTCGCTGGCGAATGGGCGTCTTTTCCTGTGCTGGATGCCACGCGCGGCGCGCACCGGCACGTGCAGCGCGGCCAGAGCTACTACGCCGGCGACAGCCTCAATAAAGCACTGGTGGCACCGGCGAAGGTCGAGGCGGTTCTGGATAAGGTCTATGCCTTGGCAAACACCAAGGCTTCCGAGCCCGAGCCGCGCCCGCTGCCAGTGGCAACGCCGGAACCCGTTGCGAAGTCGAAGCGCTTCTGGACGTGGTTGCTGACTGGTATCGGCGCTCCATTTGCCGCGCTCGGCAACCTGCACCCGGCGGCACAGATCGCCATCGTGGCGCTGATCGCTGGCTTTGCAATCTACGCGATCTCCAGCATGCCGGCCGTGCGCAAGAAACTGGGGCTGGCGTCATGATCGGCGCCGGTCTTGTCTACAAGGCCCTGTTCTTGAAGCTGAGGCAGGCGCTGGGGCCGGTTCTTCTGGTGCTGGCGCTGGCGGCCGGCATCTACCTTTACGGCCACCACAGGGGGCGTGTGGACGAACAGGTCGCGTTCGCTGCGAAGATCAATCAGGAAAACGAGGAGGCCGGCAATGCAGCTGAAGACTGGCGTGTTCGCTATCGCCGCTGCGCTGAGCGCGGCGGGTTGTTCAACTACGAAACCAGCGCCTGCGACCAGTGACGGGCTCCGCCGTGTGGTCGGCACATCGCTGATAGGGGCGCGAGGCGCGACCGCTGGCGACCAGCGACGGATTGACGAGACGGTGGCCGGTCTGTGCGGGGCGTCGGTCTGGTCACCATCAGAGTGCGCCCGGCATGGGCGTGAGACGCGGGACTGAGGATAGGAGCTGATGCCAGGCAGCACGGAAGCACAGGTAGCGCGGCTCGATGAGCGGCTGAATTCTATCGAGCGCCTTCTGGCGTCGATAGCCGAGGATCAAAAGTCGGCGTCGCAAGGGCGGCGCCGGAGTTATGAGGCGCAGGAACGGGCTGAGCGTGAGATCATCGGCATCACGCACCGATTGGCCGCAGTGGAGAAGAGCGTGGAATCTATCCGACCGACTACGGAAGAGCTTGAGCGCGTGCGTGATCGCGTGGTGTTCGCCGGCCGGCTCGGTCAAACACTGTGGTCCATCGGAAAGGCGCTGATCGCGGCAGCGGCGGGCGCGGCGACGGCCTGGTATGCTTTGACTGGGCGTCCCCCGCCGTAGCATCACAAACTTGGTTGCAAAAATTTACACACCCCGCTGGCTTCGGCTGGCGGGGCTTTTTCTTGCGTTCAGGCTTCACAACCACGGGCCAACTACGTCCAGTGATTTGTGATAGGCTCTCTGTGATCCATCGCTCCCGGAGCCGAGTTTGATGAGTAGCATTTCCAATCCGCAGTTTGTTCGGGTCGTATGTCTCTCGGCGATCTGGCTATTGGGTGCTCCATCTGCTGCGTTTGCCGAGCCGGAGCGGATTACCTTCGCACACAAAAACTGGTCGGACCTTCGTGGCATTCTCAATGTCCTGGAAACGTTCCGGCTGGCCTGTCTCGCAGACCCGGTAACGCAGGAGCTCCCTGCGCAGCTGTTGCCTGAAGGATATCGGGTCGTTTCTTCTAGCCTGCATGCCCTGGGCTTAGAAACTGGCCCGGAGCCCAAGTCGGTGGTTCTTTCCAAGACCGGTGACGAGACGAAGGATTTCGCCGAAGGTGAGCCATTCGTTGAAATGACGTTAGCCTCAGAGGGCATGCCGAGCGGGAAATGCCGCGTCGCGTGGAGCAGGGCTTGGGATTATTCCGAGGGGGTGAACGAGATAATGACCAGCACGGCTGTGCTGTTTGATGCTTGGCTCTCCTATACGCTCAAGGCCGTGCGCGTTTCACGACCGCAGGATGGCTTTAAGCCGTCAGAGCGGCACAGCCTGGTCAGCGAATGGGCAGTGCCGTGCTTTAGCGGCAGCTGGTGCCGGGTGGCTGCACTGCTTGAGTTGCAGCAGGATGAAGGCATTCGCCTTTCGGTCAATCGGAGTGCAGAGCCGGTGGGGCCGCAAGGTGCCAATTGATTCGCGACGCAGAGCATTCTTCCCATGGAAGACCCCAGCTGCATTCCACTGACCGGTCGCGGTTTTTGACAGCTTTGTTGCACTCCCGATCTGGCTGGCGGTTAGCTACCCCATGCGGCCAATCTACAGTCATCCTTTTCGCGCCCCAGGAGGACACATCAGACCGATCACGACGCCCGCAGTTGAACATCGCCCACGGGGGCAGACCGTCAGGACTTCAGTCGGGGCGATTACGTTTTGAGGATTGCCAATGGGAGTTCGATCGTGACGACGAGTCCCTCCGGCCGCCAATCGCGTGTCAGCGTCGCATCCATCGCCAAAGCGAGGTTTTGCGCCAACTGACTTCCGAAGCCTGAGGTCTGTTCGCCATGCAGTTCGGGACCGCCGGTTTCGGACCAATCGATCCGGACTTTTTCGGCCTCCACATGAAGTCCGATGGCCAGTTGACCATCAACAACGGACAACGCGCCGTATTTGGCCGCATTGGTGGCCAACTCGTAAATCAGAAGCGCGATGTTGGTGGTGGCGTGGCTGCCAACGCTGACATGATCTCCCTCAACTTGAACACGACCTCCCTCGCCATAGGGGGCGAGAACCGTTTTGATCAATGCAATAAGGTCGCCGCGGGAATTTTCTCCATTGTCCGTCGACCAGCCGCTCGTCGTTAGATCATGGGCCCGTGCGAGTGCCGATAAACGGTCACGAATGGCGCTGGCCAGCGTCTCCGGCGTCGGGTTTTGCCGAGCTGTGAGGGTGACAATGGACGTTGCCACCGCGAAGAGGTTTTTAACCCGATGCTGCATCTCTCGAATGAGCAGGCGCTGGGTTTCCTCAGCCATGCGGCGTTCAGATATGTCGCGCGCAATTTTTGATGCACCTATGATGGTGCCGGTAGCATCGCGGATGGGGGAAATCGTCAAGGAAATGTCGACCAGTGATCCATCCTTGCGGCGGCGCACTGTCTCGAAGTGATCGACTCTTTCACCGCTTCTTATCTTGGTGAGGATGCGCGGTTCTTCATCCAGCCGCTCTTCGGGAATCAGTATAGTGATCGGTTTCCCGATTACCTCGTTCGCCGCGTAGCCAAAGATGCGCGCGGCGCCAGGATTCCAGCTCTGAATACGCCCGGAGAGGTCTTTGCTGATGATGGCATCGTCCGACCCCTCAACGATGGCCGCAAGCCAGTCGCGCAGATCGGGATTGTGCAGTGGAAATACACCGTCAGTTCGGTTTGCCTGCTCCAT